GCCGTTTTGGTAGTGGATTGAAGGACGTTCGCGTCCAGGCCCTGGCTCTGCCGGGAGATGCCGGTCCGTTGCGCCCGCATCTCGTCCAGATATTGCATAACCTGTAGAGCGGGACCGCCAATAAATGGTTCCGCAAGCGGCTGGACCATCCCCGGCGCCTGCATCCGGATGATGGCGCCCACTTCGTTGTTGAGCACGTCGTCCATCGTGACGGCGTTCTCGACCACCGCCGTCCGGGGGAATATCGCCTGGGCGAGGCTGTCGAGGATCGAGCGCAGGACTGAGGTCTTGATGTCCTGCAAGTCAATCGTCTGGTCCGCGATGGCGTAACCGACAGCGGCATGGGGCAATCGGATCGCATTGAGGACGGCAAACGGCGCTTCGGCGTCGATCTCGTCCGACGCGATCTCGGGGCTGTCGTGGCCCACGGTGCAGATGCGGTGCAGCTCCGCCACCCCGTCGCCGTCCGCGTCCAGGCGGACCCACGCTTCGGTGTGGGGCACGCGCCACGTGGAGATGTCGGGGCCGCCGTCCGGGTCGCCGTCACGGAGGCCCTTGTTGCGCTGCCGCGCCTCGCTGGAGCGGACCTCGTTGCGGGCCTCCGCGTCGGGGCTGGCGTGCTCCTCCACCAGCTCGCGGTCATACCCGCGCTCGATCAGCTCCGAGACGGTCGGCGTGGTCCGGTGCGCCACGTAGCGCGCGGTCAGGACGTCCCTGGCCTCGCGCGAGATCAGGAATTCCTCTGGCGGGACCGCCATCACTTTGAGAATTCGCCTCTGGCGGGTGCGGCGGACCCGGCAGTCGGTGAGGGGCATGGGGGCGCCGGGAGAGAACAGGCCGGGCGGTCCGCCAGGGGGGAGAGGCCCGCCTGGTGGGCCGCCCACCGCGCCCGGCGAAGGGGGCGCAGGCGGCCCTCCAGGGGCGCCAGGAGGCCCGCCGGGCGGAGGTGGTGGCTCCATGCCCGGTGGCCCGCCTGGGGGCGCTGGAGACGCCTCCAGGCCCTCTGGTGGGGGCGGTCCGCCAGGGGGCATCCCTGGGGGCATTCCCCCCGCGCCATTCGGTCCCTGAGCACCCGGCCCTGGTTGTCCCATCGAGCCACCCATCACGGGTGAATTGATACCAGCGGGAGGAGCGGGAGGCGCGGGGGGTCCGCCGCCCGGAGGGGGTGGAGCGGGACCACCTCCGGGGAGGGGTGCGGGCGGGGTCGCGCCGGAGCTGTCCCCGCCGGGGGGTGCCAGGACGGCGGTGTCCTCGGCGGTGTGCTCCTGGGAGAGTATCTCGATCTCGGGATCGGAGGCGAGCTGCATGAATTGCAGCATCGTGATCCCAGTATAGTCGAACTCCTCGACCTTGTGCGTCTCCTCAAAGGCCCACTTGATCACGCCGATCTTCTTGAGGAGTGCATCGTGGACGCTGTCGTATAGTGTCGCGAACCAGTTATTCCCGTCCGCGTTGAGGAGGTATTGTATGTATTCGGTGGCCTGCTCGGCCTGCGGGATGTCCTCGGCGGAATTTGGCTCGTAGTCCACGACCTTGTCGCCGCCCGCGAAGACGCGGATGATCCCCGGCAGCATGGTGTGGATGATGTCCGCGACCTCGCGCACAACCGTGGATGATCGCCCGGCCTCCAGGCTCTCGGGCGTGCCGTCGTCGTTGAGGACCGCGCCCTCGTAATAAGCGAATGACCGCTCCCGGTCCGGGCCTAGCGTGTCATCGGCATAATTGGCGGCGTCCTCGCGGTAGGCGCGCACAATCGCGAGGATTTCCTCGTCGTCGAGCGGGTCGGAGCGGGAGCTTTTAGAGCGCGGGGATCGCGCCATGAGACAATCCACCCCTAGTTGACACGGGGCGTTCTACACAACCGGAGGTGGTCTTGGGAAGCCCTTGTTTTCGCGTGTCAAGAGGGGTGAATGGCGAAAGTCGGACACGCACTCAGTGCGTGTCCCGCCTGGGAAGGGGAACAAAGCGTGAAAGTCTGCACGTAGCTAGTTGCGTGCGTGGTCCCAGAGGACGGGGTCGTTTTTGGGGAGCAGGAGCACGTCCGCCTCCGCGATGCGGGTCCGGAAGAACCCGTCATGGGCCGGGTGGAGGAGGTGGAATTTGCGCGCATACCAGGGGGACCAGTCGTTCCCGATCTTGAAACCCGACCCGTCGTCCAGGGGGGTCGCTGTCTCCCACCTGACGCGGTCGAACACCGCCCTGGCGCTGTAATGCTGGAACCCGCGCCTGATCATGTCGAAAGTAAACCTTTCAAACAGGCGCCAGAAGTCCGGATTGTTCATGTCCACGGTAGCGAACCGGCCGACAGTGTAGCGGGTCATGTCAAACTACCCTGAGATTGCGTTTTATGGGTCCGGAGCGGCTGGAAGGGGGCAGCCGGGCGTAGCGCAGCATCATGAGGGCGTAACGAATGGCCGAGACGATGTCGTCGTGCTGCTTCACCGGGCGGCCCTCCTTCCTGTGGTAGTTCCTGATCTCGTCAAGGCAGTCGGTGAGGTGGTTGAATATCTTCAGCCTGCCGCTTTCCAGGCGGTCGATCATGTCCGCGATGCTCGCCTCCAGCCCATACCCGCCCTCCGGGAAGGTCGCGTGCTCGAAAAGCATCTGCAACCCGTTCCGGCGGTAAATCTCGGCCATCGGGTCGCCGGAGGTGCGGTCGTGGGAGGCTGCATCGTGGGGCCACGCCACGGGGATGCCGTGGCCCCAGCCGCGCAGTATCTGGCAGTGCTGGGCGACGGTGTTCTGGGCGACGGAGAAGGCCTGGGTGATGTAGACCACGTCCGCCTCGCGGTCATGTGCGAGCATTACGGCCCCGAAAGGGTGGTCAAACCCTAAGTCTATGCCTATGATCTTCGGCCAATGACGTGGTATCGAAAAGGCATCGATTGTGTATGCGCTCTCGGGGACCGCGAAGACCTTGCCTGAGCCTAATTGTGGGATGCCCCTGGTGCGGGCCTCACGTTCATGCGGCTTGTAGAACGCCTTGACGCGGTTTCGTTGCTCTTCCGAGAAGTGTGCGGCGTCCTCCAGCGTCATCTGCACGAGGGCGCGGTCCGGGGTGGTCGGCTTGGGGTAGAACAGGCGGACCACGTCCGACATGCCTTCAAGCGGGGTAAACGTCAGAAGGATGATGCCGTTCGTTGCGTTCGTGCGCGTTACCGCTTCACTGTAGATGTCATAAGGTGGCTCTTCGTCCATCCAAACGAAATGGAGCGTCTCGGCCTGGAGTTTTTCCCGATCCTGCTGATAGGACTTGAACCCGATGGTGGAGACGCCGCCGGAGGCGTGCTGCACCGAGACGGTGTCGAGGGCCTCGCTGACGCCCCTGGCGGAGGTGGACCCCTTGATGAGGCGGCGGGGGACCAGCCCCGTGCCGGGCGAGCTGGCGCGGCCGAACAATATGCGCTGACAGCTGTCTCTGGTCAGCTCTGAGGAGACGCCGATGGCCCACCCGGCGACCGGATCGCTGAAACGCTTGCCTTGCCACCAGACCGGATATTCACCAGTGAGGTGGTATGAACATTCCGCACCCGCACAATACGTCTTTCCCACTTGGTTAGCCGCCATCAGCAACCGTTCGCGCATCATGGCGCCGTGGGCGTGGAAGGCCTCCTGCTTGGGGTAGGGCGTGTAGAGTTCGATTGTGCGCTCGGAGAGGAGCCGCTTCGTCTCCTGGCGCAACGCCTTGAGCGCGACAGGGTCGGAGCGGAGCTGGTCGACTACCGTTACCATTGCGAAACAGCCCCCACAGGGCCGCGCCAAAATTTGGCTTTCTGTTTATTACGGTGGGAGAGCGGAGTTTGGGTGGATGGGACTGCGTTCACGCATCCCGCCCCCGGCACCCCCCTACCGGGGGGCCGGAACGATCCGTCAGCGTCACGTCCTGGCCTATGCAACCCAGGGTTGTATAATGCAACCCAAGGTTGTATCGCACATCGTAACGGAATGGGTTGGCGTTCGGGGTGGACGCCACGCGCACGATGCAACCCCTTGATATCATTGGCCATCTGCACCCCCTGCCTCCTCGGTCCCCACACTGGAACCCACACTCGACACAGGCTGGTGTTCGATGGTCAGCGGCGCGGCGATCACGTTGCCCTTCGGTATCGTTACCTGCTCCGATCCTACCGCTTCGTCAACGAGTGCGAGGAGGGCGAGCAGCTTGTCGGCCGATAGCCTCGCCAGCGGACTTTCAATAGCCATGCTCCGCTG